GCTGCCAAGGACCTCGCCGCATGACCAACCAAGCCAAGATCGTCGTCACCGCCGAGGACCGCGCCAGTGCGGTGCTGCGCCAGGTGTCCGGCGGCGTGCAGAACGCCGCCGCCGCCTTCGCAAGACTCGGCACGCTTGGGGCGGCGCTGGGCGCTGGCGTGGTGCTCAACGGCCTGCGCGCGCTGGTGTCGTCGATCGACGATCTTGACGAAGCTGCCCAGGGCATCGGCACAACGGCCGTCCAGCTCGCCAACCTGCGCCAGGCCGCGCTGGAGTCTGGTGTCGGTGCTGAGGCGCTCGATACTGCCCTCACCAAGCTCAACGTCAAGATCAGCGAGGCCGCCACCGGCAACGAGGAAGCCGCCCGCCTGTTCCGCGCCTTTGGCGTTAGCGTCAAGGACGCCGCCGGCGAAGCGCGCCCGGCCACCGACGTGCTGCGCGATCTGGCGGCCCGCTTCAGCCAGCTGCAGGACGGCCCGTCAAAGGCCGCGCTCGCAGTGGAACTTTTTGGCCGCAGCGGCGCCAAGCTCATCCCCTTGCTCAATCAGGGCGCGGACGGCCTGGAGCGCTTCAGCGGCCTGACAGACGAGACCGTGCGCGAGGCCGCGCGCCTGCAGACCGAGATCGACAAGCTCAGCGGCAGCTGGGAGCGCCTCAAGAACCAGATCGCCGGTGCCGTCATCCCGGCGACCAACACCGCGATCGACACGCTGCGCCGGCTCGACTTCAAGAGGATCGCCGAAGAGCTGCTGCAGCCTGGCGGCACCGTGTTCGCGCTCAAGGAGCTGGAGCGCCAGCTGGGCGCGGCCTCCACGGCGCGCGAGCAGTACGCCCGCGCCGTGGCAGAAGGGCAGAAGGTTGAGGGTGGCGAGGCCGCCGCCACGGCCGCCAGCGCCAGCGCCATCGCCCGCCGCATCAAGGCCGATGAAGAAGCCGCCAAGGTCGCCAAGGAACGCGCCGCCGCGCTGGACAAGCTGACGAAGGCGCAGGAGGCCGAGCGCCGCGCCCAGCAGCAGGGTGACAGCCAGCGCGATCTCCTGCGCCTGCAGCGGCAAGACGAAGCCGAGCGCGCTGCCGATGAAGCTGCTGCCGAGCGCGCCCGCCGCCTGCAAGATCTCACCGGCCGCAGCGCCGTGCGCCAGCAGGCCGATGACCTCAAGCTCATCGAGGAGGCCCTGTTCAATGGCGCCATCAGCCTTAACGAGTTTGACGCCGCCTACACGCGCGTGTTCGGCATCAACGGCGAGGCCACCAAGGCTATCGAGCAGACCAAGAACGCCGCCGACCAGCTGGCCCTGACCTTCGCCAGCAGCCTGGGCACGTTCATCGAGCGTGGTGGCAGCGTGAAAGACTTTTTCGAGTCGCTGCTGCAAGACCTCCTCAAGCTCACCACGCAGCTGCTCATCATCAAGCCGCTGACCGAGGGCCTGACCGCAGCTTTTGGCGGTGAGGCTGCCAAGAGCGGCGGCAGCAAGCAGATCGCCGGGTTGTTCGGCTCCCTTGGCAGTCTGTTCAGCGGCTTCTTCGCCGACGGCGGCTTCATCCCGCCCGGCCGCTTTGGGGTGGTAGGTGAGCAGGGGCCGGAGCTGGCGTTTGGTGGGCGCAGCGGGCAGAGCATTCAGCCCATGCGAGGCATCACTGTGCAGAACACCTTTGTGCTCCAGGCGCCGGCATCCCGTGCAACCCAACAGCAAGTGTCTGCTGTCGCGGCGCGCTCACTCGCAGACGCGGCGCGCCGCCTGAACTGACGCCATGGCCTTCCTCGAAACACCGCGCTTTCCTGAGCGCATTGCCGCCGGCATGTCTGGTGGACCTGCGTTCTCGACCGACGTGATCGTGCTCGCCTCTGGCCAGGAGTCGCGCAACGCCAATTGGAGCCAGAGCCGGCGCAGCTTTGATGCTGCCATCGCGGTGCGCACGCTGACTGACTTTGCTGAGGTCGAGCGGCACTTCCACGCCATGGTGGGGCGGCTGCGCGGCTTTCGATTCAAGGACTGGGGCGACTTTCGGGCCGAATTCGGCGACGGTGATCTGCAGGCGCTCAATGGTGGCGCGCTGCTTGGTGCCAGCGGCAACGGATTCGGCGTGCCCGGCTACCAGCTTCAGAAGCTCTACGCGCGCGGTGCGCTGTCTCACGTGCGAGACATCCGCAAACCGGTGGCTGGCACGGTCACAGTGCGCCGCAACGGCAGCCCGGTCACGGTGGGCGCCGGCGCCGGCAACATCACGCTTGACACGGTCACCGGCATCGTCACCTTTGTGGCCGATCAGACACGCAGCGTCAGCGGCCACACCGTGGGCGCGGCGCACGTGGTCACGTTGGCCAGTGCCTTCTCGCCCAACCTGGTCATCGGTGGCCGCCTGTGGCTCACCGGCGTGATCGGCACTGCGGCTGCACTGCTCAACGGCACGCCTCTACAGATCACCAACGTGAGCGGCGCGGCCATCACCGTTGCCGTCAACACCAGCGGTCTCACCGCCACCGGCGGCACCGCGTCGTTCTTCCCGCAGCCCGCAAACACGCTCGACTGGTCGGGCGAGTTCGATGTGCCCTGCCGGTTTGACACCGATCAGCTACGCCGTCGCGTGATCGGCGCGAGCGGGGCCACATACGCGGTCGACTGCGACTCCATCCCCCTCATCGAGATCCGCGTTTAGCCATGGCCCTGCGCACCATCCCTGGCGGCCTCGCGCCAGCCCTGGCCTCGGACGCCACCACCCTGTGCCGCATCTGGCGCGTGACCCGCCGTGACATGCAGGTCTACTACTTCACCGACGCCGATCGCAACATCAGCTTCGGCGGCCAGACCTACCTCGCTGTCAACGCCACCGATTCATCGCAGTTTGCCGGCAGCGCCGGGCTCGATGCCGACGCCGGCGAGGTCAGCATCGCCGCCGGCCAAGTGATTGCCGAGCGCGAGATCGCCGCCGGCACCTGGAATCTCGCTACGGTCGAGGTCGATCTGGTGGACTACACCAACCCCGCCGCCGGCGCTGTGCGCCTGGGCGCCGGGGAGATTGGCCGCATTGGCGTTACGGGCGGGCGCATCAGCGTCGAGCTTCGCAGCTTTAAAAACCGCTTAGGCAAGCCCATCGGCGAAACCGTGCAGCCCACCTGCCAGGCAGATTTTGGCGACGCCCGCTGCACCGTGTCCTTGGCCGCCTACACCGTCACCGGCACCATCACCGCCGTGACCGACAGCCAGGTCTTTGCCGACAGCGGCCGCGCAGAGGCCACTGCTGTGTATGACGGCGGGCTCATCACCTTCACCAGCGGCCTCAACACTGGCCGCAGCATGGAGGTCAAGCGCTTTGTGTCTGGTGGCGTCGTCACACTGTTTTTGCCCTTGGCCTACGCGGTGCAGATAGGTGACAGCTACAGCCTGCGTCGCGGGTGCCCCAAGACCGTGGCTGCATGTCAGGGCTACAGCAACTTTGTCAACTTTCGCGGGTTTCCATTCGTGCCCGGCAACCAGGTCATCCTCAACGGCGGTGGCGCATGAGGCTTGACGAGGCCGCGCGCGCCTATCTCAATGTGCGCTGGCAGCATCAAGGGCGCACCCTGGATGGCCTCGACTGCATTGGTTTGGTCCGCGTGGCTGCGCGTGACGCGGGCGCAGTGCCTGCACAAAAACTGGCAGAGCTTGATGCCGTGCTCGGCGGCTACGGTCGCCAGCCAGACGGTCGGCTGCTGGCCCTGTGTCGCCAGTACATGACCGAGATCGTGCTCACTGCCGCGCAGCCTGGTGACGTGCTCGCAATGCGATATCAAGATGAGCCGCAGCACCTGGCCATCGTCAGCGCGGCCGGCAGCGTGCAAACCATCATCCACGCGCATGCGGTGAGCCGCAAGGTGGTCGAGCACCGCCTTGATGACCTCAACCGCAGCCGCGTCGTGGCAGCGTTCCGGCCATGAGCAACGATCTGGGTCGCACCGCCCTGACGCTCGGCGGCCAGCTCGGCGGAGCCTTACTGGTGGGTGGCCCGATTGGTGCTGCCATCGGCGGATTTCTTGGGGCGTCGCTGGGTAATGCGCTGTTCCCGCTGGCTCCGATCGAAGGCCCGCGGAACGTGCCGCAGATCACTGCGGCCAGCTACGGCGCGCCGATTGCAGAGGTCTATGGGCGCTTTCGCCTCGGCGGCGTCGTCATCGACTGCACAGAGATCCGCGAAGTGCAGGTTACGCAAGAGGTTGGCGGCAAGGGGGCGCCGAGCCAGGAGGCGCGCAGTTACGAGTACTACGCCGATGTCGCAGTGTTGCTGTGCCGCGGCCCCATCGCCGGCGTGCGGCGCATCTGGATCAACAACAAAATCGTCTATGACGTGAGCGCCAGTGTCAGCGCGCTGAGCCTCATGGAGTCCGGCCGCTTGACAGACAGCATCAAGCTCTACACCGGCACCGCGTCACAGTTGTCCGATGCGACCTTCGAGGGCCAGCGTGGCGTCGGCAATGTGCCCGCATATCGAGACTATGCATACCTCGTCTTCGACAACCTCAAGCTCGAAACTGGCGGGCTCCCCGCGTTTCAGATCGAGGTCGTGGAGAGCGGCACGCTGGCGGTCGGTGCGCCGCAGATGATCGCGCAGGAGTACCCCGCCGAGGCGATGGCGCTGTCGTACATGACGCGCGATTACTGGGTCGGCAGCTACGCTTTCCCAATCGGTGGCGGGACCAGCAGGGTGGTCGTACATCGGCACGTGACGGGCCAAAGCAACACCGGCGAGCAGCTAACGTCCTACAACGTCACGGGTGCCAACCCTTGGTCAGGTTTGGATCTTAAGAGCCGAACAGGCACGTGCGTCGCCGGCTATTGGGATAAGACCTTGTCCGGGCCATCCGGCATCGATATCTACACGACTGGTGGCTCCCCGCTGTTTGCGCGCCTCACAGACAACCCGCTGCGGCTTGCGCCCACGGCCGGTTTTACCAACCGCGGCCTGGCCGAGTACAACGGCAGGGTGGTCGGTGTGCGACTTGGTTGGCTCAGTGCCAGCCCGGAAACGCAAGCGCTGGCCCTGTGGCCGCTCGGCGGTGGCTTCGCTGCGAGTGTTGCGCTGTTGAGCAATCACTGGGGCCTGGCGGTAGACATCGCCGCCACGGGCATCTACGTGCTGGCTGCCAGACAAGACTCCGTCACGCAATGCACGATCCGCGTGCTGCAGTACTCTGAACTTGGCACACTGCTGTCGCAGCAAGACATTGTGACGCTCAACTACGGCGGCGCAGCGTCCCCATCGTTTGTGGGCGCCCCAAGTGGCGGCATCGAGGTCGACAACGACGGCAGCTACAACGTCTTGCTGGCCGACCTCAATGACCCAACGCCAGGCGGTAATGGTCTGCGCGTCTACCGTGCGCGCGCCGGCGTTGTCAAACTACTGTTCGCGGGCACGCAGAGCAGCCCGCTTGCAGGGCGCCCCAATGGCACTTGGAGGTTCACGGTCGAGGGTGTGGCGCTGCTGGTGGGCAATGTTCGCGCCAGCGGCGGTCAGTATGGCACGCAGATCCTACCGATGCAGGTGCTCACGCCAACCACCCCAAGCTTGCAATCGGTAGTGGGCACGATCTGTCAGCGCGCGGGTGTGCCTGCAGCGGCACTCGACGCGACTGCATTGAGCGGCAACATCACAGGCTACGCATGGCAAGGCGGCCAGACCATGCGGGCCGCGCTCGAGCCGCTGATCAACACGCAGTTTTTCAGCCTTAACGACATTGATGGCAAGCTCGTGGCCACGCCCCGCGGTGGCGCCGTCGAGATGACCCTTAGCGCAGACGACCTGGTGCGCGACGACGGCGCAGACACCATCGCGCTCGATGTCACTGACGAGAGTGAGCTGCCCAAGCAAGTCACCTTGGGTTTTATCAGCGCCACGCAAGATTACGAAAGCGGTCAGCAACCGGCGCGGCGCATCAACACCACGAGCACGGCCACAGACGAGCTCAACGTCGCCATGGTGCTTACGGATGATGAGGCATCGCAGATCGCGGACAAGCGGCTGGGCGCGCTGTGGGGCGGCCAGATCTCAGCGCGGTTCGCGGTCAGCGTTCGCAATTTGAGCATCGCGCCGGGGGCGGTGATTAGCGTGCCGCGCGGCGACCGCATGCTGCGGCTGGCAGTGCGCAAGACCACGCTCAACGGCAACCGCATTGAGGTCGAGGCGGTGAGCGAAAACGCAGCGGCGTACACCAGCTGGGCAAACGGGCAGGTGCCGGCGACGATCCCGCAAACGATCGCCTATCTGCCGCTCAGCCGCCTGGCCGCAGTCGACGCGCCGCTGTTGCGCGACAGCGATGACACGCCTGGCTTCTATGTCGCCGCAGGCCCTGCAGTCGGTGGTGTGGGGCAATGGGACGGGGCCGTCGTTCAGCAGCAGATCGGCGGCGAGTACTCAGATCTTGTTGCGCTCACCCAAGCCGCGCCGATCGGGCAGGCCAGCACCGTGCTGGGCACGTGGCCGATCGGTGAGTACCGCTGGGACAAGGTCAGCACGGTCGACATCGCGCTGTACTGCGGCAGCATCGCCAGTGGTACACGCAGCGCGCCCAACTACGTCATGATCGGCAGCGAGCTTGTGGCCTGTACCACGGTCACCGCGCTTGGCGGAAACGCCTATCGCTTGAGCGAGTTCCTGCGCGGCCTGCAGGGCACGGAGGATGCGGCCGCCACGCACGCGGTGGGTGAGCAGGTCTTGTTTGTGACCGGCGCCGGGGTGCGCGCGGTCGAAGAATCGCTAAGTCTGAACGGCACAGCCCGCACCTTAAGGGCGGCCACCTTTGGCCGCAGCGCCGTCGATGCGCAGACGCAGCCATTCACCAATGCCAACCAACGCATCAAGCCAGTGCCGGTCAGTCACTTTGCGGCCAGCCTTGTCTCTGGCGGCGGGGCTGCGTTCAAGTGGCGGCGTGGTGCGCGCAAGTACAACCGGCTGGCCAACGGCGCCGGCGTGCCCTTGGACGAGCCAGCTGAACAATACGAGATCGAGATCGCCAACAACGCCGCACCGAGCACCGTGCTGCGGACCTTCAGCGTCAGTTCGGCGCGTGCGTTCACCGGGTACTCGCAGGCGCAATTCTTAGCCGACTTTCCCGTGACCACTGACACTGGCCTCGCGCGCATCTATCAGGTGAGCAACCGCGTCGGCCGGGGGCGGCCAAGGGTTGTGACTTTTCCTGTGGCGAAACCGGAAGTCCTGACAAAACTGCTCATGCACTTCGATGGCGCCGACGGGTCGACGGTGTTCGTGGACAGCAGCACTAACAACCGTACCGTGACGCGCGTGGGCACTGGTGTTTTGTCAACGGCCCAAATCAAGTTTGGCTCGGCCGCCTATCTCAGTGCGGCCAGCTCGCTGCTGACGGTGCCGTCAAGCGATGATTTCTGGTTTAGCGCCAATGTTAATTTCACCATCGACGCGTGGATCTATTTGACGAGCAGCGGCGGAGATCGCGTTATCTGCGCTTGGTGGCAAGGCACGCCTGTCGTGCTTTCATGGTGGTTTGGCATTGATGTCTTTGACCGGCTAGCTTTTTATTATTCTTCCAACGGGACCGCCGCCAGCTTTGCAGAGGTCACCGGAACCATCGCGCTAAACACGTGGACGCACGTGGCGGTGACGCGGCAAGGCAGCGTGCTGCGAATGTTCATCAATGGCGCGCTGTCAAAACAGAACAATGGTTTTGGGTCTGGCGCCTTGTTTCAGGCATCGCCCATCCCGTTGGCGATTGGCGGTCAACTTGGAGCAATCAACCACTTCACTGGGCGCGTCGATGAGTTGCGCATTCTCAAAGGGCTCGCAGATTACACGGCAGCATTCACGCCGCCCTCAAGCCCGTATTCCAATCCTTAAGGGCAGCAGCGATGGCCAACAGCACTAGCAATCTCACCCTGCTTACCGCCACCCAGGCGGACAAAGAAGCCACTGCCAACGAGCTGCTCAATGCCGCCAGCCAGGCCATGCTTTTTGCGTACTGCGAGGGAGGCACCAGTGGCACCACCTGGGGCTTTTTCGGTGGCGACATGCTGGTCGACGGGGTGCTCACAGAGATCGCCAACGGCACGGTCGCCGGCTTGGTCAACGGCAACAACTTCGTGGAGGCCACACGCGCCGGCGCGGTCAGCAGCAACACCACAAGTTTTACGGCCGGCCGCATCCCGCTGTTTGAGGTCACGGTCACTGCAAGCGTGGTGGCCAGC